TGGGGTACAGATTAGTCAAGTACAAACTCAGTTACAAGCCGAGATTAATGCTCTAACAGGAATTATAAACAATCTACAGATAGTTCCGACTGGTACTGTATTTTGGTCAGCGGCATCAACTGCTCCTTCGGGTTACCTAATTTGTAACGGTGCATCTTATAATACCGCAGACTATCCAAGACTTTTTGGAGCCATCGGATATACATACGGTGGAGCAGGTGGTACATTTAATGTTCCTGATCTAAGAGGTCAATTTATTCGTGGTGCCGATTTGGGCGCAGGAATTGATCCAGGGCGTGTATTTGGTTCAAATCAAGCCGACGATTTTGCAAGTCACCATCACGAAGATCCATATGCAGAAGGCGGAGTACCGTTCCCAGTTGTTCCGAATACATACGGAGCCGCCGGTTCTGCTTCAACAGACGGCGACCAAAGTCGTTATTATACAGGATCAACTGGTGGTTCAGAAACAAGACCAAAGAACGTAGCGTTGCTACCAATCATTTACTATAGATAAAATTATGTCATACGTACTCAAAAAAACTAACGGCGCAACACTTGTTACTATCCCAGACGGTAGTATTGATAGCTCTACGGATCTTGTATTTGTAGGAAAAAACTACGCAGGGTATGGTCAGACAGTTAACGAAAACTTTTTAAAATTACTAGAAAACTTTGCAAACACTAAACAACCAGCGGCACCACTAAATGGTCAGCTTTGGTTTGATTCTGGTAATATTAAATTAAAATTTTATGATTCAAACAGCGTTAGATTTAAAGGATTAACAGTAACAGACGTCACAAGTTCAAAGCCAATTGATTTAAAAGCTGGCGACCAATGGTTTGATACTGTTGACCAAAAATTATATGTTTACAATGGTACTGATTATGTATTGATCGGACCTGAAAAATCTATATCTGCCCTACAAAGTTCTATTAGTCCTAGTATAGTTTCTGATACATTAAACAACAATTACACAGTACTAGGAGCAAGCATCGGATCGGGTGATGGATCAACGGTAGCTGTATTTTCTACAAATGCATTTACTCCTGATTCTAACGGCTTATTAGTTACAAGTCAAAAATTTGCTAACGTAGCACGTGGTATTACACTACCGGGAACCAGTGTTGTTAATGGTAGCATTGATCCTACAGTTATAGGTGCTTTGCCAGATCGTGCTAATAAATGGATGTTTTTTGGAGCGGCAGGTTCTGCTTGGGGTCTATTAGAAAACGATAGCCAAGGAAACATATTATTCTATGATTCAAAGAACTTTATCCGTCGAGATGAATTTGCCAGTTTTAGTGGAAGTCTAACAATTAATAGTGACTTTGGTATTTTAGCTGGAACTAATCGTGTTATCCAAATGCACGTGACAAATAATACTATTGGTAATTTGTCTAATATCAACTATCCTACATTAAAATTTAATGTAAACCCAGGAAGCGGATTAACAAATGTTATATCGCTTGATGGTTCATCTGGATTGGTTGTTTTACCTAATCCAACGCAGACCGTTGATCTAGGTGCCCAAGGAAACGAATTCCAAAACGGATATATTAATAATTTGTATTCTTCATCGCTGAATACAAGTACCAGTGGTGTTATCCACGGAACTTGGGTATTGGCTTCCGGAGCAAGTATTTCAGGTGGTACTATTACAGGAAGTTCATCACAGAACGCAACCTACTCTGTGTATCTTGAAGGATATCAAAGAGATGGCGCTACATTTATACATACTGACCAAGTAGCTTCTGCAAACAGCATCGTAGAAAGAGGATCAGATGGATCTATACAAACTACTGCATTAACAACTACAACAACCGGCACTCTAAACGGAACCTGGGTAGTAGGATCAAACAGCACAGTACAGGCTACGTCTTTATTAGGTGCAGGTTCAACAGGTTATGTAACATTAAGCCAGGCAGGAAACGTAAACAACTCTATTGCACAGAGAGATAGCACAGGTGGTTTAGCGGCTACAGCCGTAACTACTCCTGTACTAAATGCAGGTACAGGTGATAGTGCTAATGGTGTAATCAGCGGCAGTTGGACATTACATGGAACAAGTACGCTACAAGCTACCTATTCAGACCTAGCAGAAAAATATCATGCAGATGGTCCTTATGATGAAGGTACTGTATTAGTAGTTGGCGGTAGTTACGAAGTTACAACTACTACTCTAAGAGCTGATCCTAGTGTTGCTGGTATTGTTTCAACTCGCCCTGCATTCAAGATGAATCAAGCGGCTGGTCCAGAAAGTACACATCCTTATCTAGCATTGAAAGGTCGCGTACCTTGCAAAGTAAATGGAACAGTACGCAAAGGCGATCGCCTAGTTTCAAGTTCATTGAGCGGGTATGCTGAAGCATGGAAACCAGGTGACGATCCAAATGCTGTATTAGGTATCGCCCTAGAAGACCATATTGTAATAGATGGTACGGGAATAATAGAAGTTAAAGTCTAAAAAAAAGCCCCTTAGTTGGGGCTTTTTTTATGCTTCAGCAGTTTCTGCTTTGGCTTTCTTCTTTGGCGGATCTAACTCATCTGCTGTCTTGCGTAGTTTCGCCGCTTCCTTATACAAGGCATCAGCACGTGAACGCATTTCTGCAGGAGTCATCTCAGTCGTCGAAATTTCTTTTTCAGCTTTTGGAGCTGTCTTAGGAGCAGGTTTACCATCTTCGGTACCTGCCAAGTCTTCGACAGAAACACCCTTTTGTTCTGCAATAAGTTTATTCAACTCGTTCAAAGGAATTTCATCGTTTCTTGTTGGAGTAACGATGACACCATCAGTTGGCACCTTTTTAAGATGACCGTTGGTATGTAAGTGAGCTAACATGTTGTTACCATCTGGGAACTTTTTAGTAGCTAATACATCTGAAATTTCATTTGCCTGTTGGCCTAAGTCACTCTCGACAACACTCATTAGAGCGTCATGATACGAATCTCCTAGCGCATTAGTGCCAATGACTAGAGCACTATTTGCGTCTCCGGGGATGGTGCGATATGCAATCACAACCTTTGCCCCGTTATTTTTCATTTTACCAACGTGTTTCATCGAAGGCTCCTTATTGAGCGGCCGGTGCTGGTTGTTGAACGCCGTCGGCTACTCCTGGTGAAGGAGGAAGTTGTTGTGGGTAAACTGCTTCTAAAAACTTGTTTAGTTTATTGAATACAGCGCCTACTGCCTCCATTTCTGCGGCACGGAAAGCGCCACGTTGAGCGGCTACGTCGATTACTGAACGTAGGTTTGTTAAGTCAGCAATTGAAAGCTCTGGGGTTGCTGGTGCATCAGCAGGGGCTTGCGGTGCTTGACCTTGATCTAAATCTGCCATTTTTATCTCCTATTATAATTGGTTTAAGTATGGGCATGCCAGACTAAACATAGTTAGTTCTGCAGGATCTTCAAACCCTATTTCCTGAGTTTCAATCATCCTGTTATCTTCACTAATTTTGAGAGTCCGTTTTATAGCATATCTACTGTTTAAGTTACTGTAAACCCAACTACTTATTTTATCAGCATCTGCTTTGATGCTCATTCTTGCAAAGTGCCTAGGAAAATGGTTTAAACGCCGTTGTCCTAGGACGTTGAGTGGATTGACTGTACCTTTAATAAGTGACATAATATACCGCTATTATTTATAGTAGGCATGAGACCCGAATGGGGGAATTATGGAATCGTTTCCGTGGATGATAAACAGGCTATCACAGTAGTCTTCATCACCCCAGCTACCGCATGGATAGCCGTCTGTAAACATAATGAACTTTTTAGGTTCAAGTCCTTCTTCTTTCATAAAGTTAAAGTTAGCATCAAAATCAGTTCCGCCACCGCCTTTGACTTCATAGTCCATAATTTCGTCTGCGTTATCTCCGGTAAATTTAGCGTAGTTATACACTTGGGTATCAAAGCACCAAACATCCATCTTAAAGTCTTTGTATTCTTCCATGATGCCTTTGATTTCACTCATAAAGTCTTTTGCTTGGGCATCGGAAATTGATCCGCTCATATCGATAGCAATACTTACATCGATAGTTTCTTCGTTCATAAGTCCAGGAAGTACAGCACCGGAATGTTGTGACTTGCGATTAGGACGACTAAAACTAAAGTTAGATTTTACGATACTTTGGATCTGCTGACGCAATAGTTGACGCCAGTCCATTTTAGGTTCTGTGAAGTCTTTGATAAGACGCTGAACACCTGCCGGAACACGACCTGCTCCTGCTGACTGAGCGGCACTGACCATGGCTTCTTTGATCTCATCGCGGATAGCTTTCTTTTCTTCTTCAGTTAAACGTGGGCGACCTTTTTTGCCTTTACCGTCTTTATCTCCGTCTTTGCCATCATTCTCACCCTCGCCCTCACCTTCGTCATCTAAGTGCTCGTCGAGTAATTCTCCTAATTGGCTGATGTCGATCTTTTCTGCTTTGTCGTAGAGATCGTCATAAATTTCTTCATAGCTCTTTCCGCGATATTTGTTGTCTTGGAAAATCTTAATGAAGTCCGGAACGTCACCGATTCGTTCATCTTTAAGGATTTGATTAACAGCAAAGTCTGCGGCAATGTTTGACAACTGAGCATCACGACCATTGCGGCGACCCATGTGGTCAAATACGTTATGCAATACTTCGTGAGCAAAACCAAACTCGCATTGTTTAGGAGTCAGCTTGTCTACGAACCCTACATTGTAATAAAATTTACGACCATCTGTAGCCAGTGTGCCTAACCATTCTGAGGCATCAACTAATTGCAAACGTGTAGCCATGTTGCCAAAAAACGGATGACGCAGTAGCAAGCCAACACGAGCAGTAATCAGTTTATCGATTACTTTGTTCTTTTCTGAATCGGTATAGACGCGAGTTTTATCTGCTTTAACACGCTCTTGCTTCATTACTTGTGACATTTAAACTCCTTAGTGTATTGTAATATTATACTGTCTTTTTACCACAATGTCAACCTATAAACCTCTTATTCTTGCCACCGGTTGGGGGAAAATATCAATAGGATTTATGGTAATTTGGGCAGTACTATTTTGATGTCTATCTTTGTTTTCAATCAAATGATTGAGGGTAAATTTGGAATTTTTAACTATCTTCTCGATAGCAGGATTTAGAGAATTTGGAACTTGCCCTTGATTAAACATACTGACTAGATTTTCCAAAAGCAAAAAACTTGGGTAGAATGTGCTGGCACCATCTATCAAGAACAAACTATTTTTATTTAGGTATGGTAGATAAAGTGAGAATAGTGTGAGTATGCTTGCTGGATAATGTTCAAAATCTGTAAACAATATGTCAATATCTGATCCAAAGTAACCATCGTCTAATGCCGTAATATCTGTATTGTGAAATTCAATTTGATCTTCTAGTTCGAATTGTTTTATTGAATTGGTAATAAATTCTTGATAGGTATTTGGAAACTTTTCTTTAGGATGATTCCTAACGAACTCGGCCCACATCTCACCATTATCGACTGTGTGTAACTTTCCAAAACCGTTTTCTTTTAATGCCTGCGCCATCCAAAGAGTTGTAGTGCCTACACCTGTTCCTAGCTCTACTATCTTAGCTGGTTTACGCATCTTGACAATAGAGTACATGTACATGGCAAAATCTTCAGTGCCATATACAGTACCTATTCTATCTGTATATTCTTTTAACTGCGAGAACATCAATAATTTTCTTTGATATGATAATATTGTTCTGTTGGATACTTCTCTAGGATTTCTTTCTCTTTAATCCACTTGTTCATATCCGGTGCTGTGAAAAACAACTTGCTCTTAATACCGTCTACTGCTTGATTAGTGCCTTTTTCTACTATGGTAAGATACCAAGATTTTACAGCCATTTATTGCTCCTTATATTAAGAAAAAAGGCCCCGAAGGGCCCTAAATTAGTTCTCCATCGCTGTGATAATGTACTTACCGTACTTCTCATGGAAGCGGTCGAAATTCTTCATTTTAGAAGCATCGAACGGCAATTGGTAGTTAGTCAGTGCAACTTTGGAACCCATGACAACCAACTCTGTTGGGAAATTATCCATCATAAAACCAAAGAAGTTATCTGCCATTCCGTTCCAGTCTTTGACCTTCTTCTCATGTGCAGTTTGAAGTTCATAGCACAGGCTAATGACCAAAGAGTACATAGCGGAAATTTCTTTAATTTCACACTTGTTTACTTTGCCTGACAAGATGTCCTCTGGCTTAGGCATTTGCTTGGCGACCTTGCGGTGAGCCATAAACTTGACAGCAAGTCCATCACCTACCGCACCTGCGATGAGGTCAGTGAGCGTAGATTCAGGCAAGTCATCGTCGCCAAGCAAATCTGATACGAACGACCAAGAACGTGGTGTAGCAAAACTACGTGCCGCACTCTTTGGATCAAAATCATACAAGTCATTTTTAGCAAAGCCAATATAACCAACAACCTGTTCGTTAACTTTGTTGTTAACAGCCCATTCTTGCCAGTCATCAAAGTTAACCTTTAATTCCAAGTGCAAGAAACGATTAGCCAACGGAGCAGGCATACGATAAGTAACGCCCTTGTCAGTTTCACGGTTACCTGCGGCAACAATACTAACGCCTTTTGGCAAGTAATATGTGCCAACACGACGGTTCAAAATTAACTGATAAGCCGCGGCTTGCGTAGCTGGAGCCGCGGAGTTAAGTTCGTCTAGGAACAAGATCGCAGTAGATTCTGGATCTGATGGTAGCTCGATAGGAGGAGCCCAAGTCATAGAATTTGACTGGCTATTGTAATAAGGAATACCTTTAATGTCTGTAGGTTCCCAAAGTGATAGACGAACGTCAATAACTTCACGTCCTTGTTCTGCACCGATTTGATGCACGATATCGCTCTTACCGATACCTGGAGGGCCCCACATGAATACGGGACGATTTACTTTCATGCACTTGCGGATAGCCGCCTTTGCTTCATTAGGACTCTGTGTGCGGTTTGCACTGATCTCACCTTTTGCCATTTTTGACCTTTCAAAATAAAAAACAAAATTAACTACGCTCTATGTATATATTATACGGCCGTAGGCGAAAGATGTCAACAACTTTTGGATAAACCGACTCGTTGTATTTTTACAACAGATGCTTTGCTTCGTTCGAGCTCCATCCAAATTTATGGACATCACCGGAGAACAAGATTAGTTGGAATGCAGTTTTTTCTTTGAATACTACGATAGCATCCGGCATAAGGAAATATGGACAGTCAATGAACCGGTCCATCCAGATAGTAGTTTGGGAAGTGATTTGAAAATTTTCCTCTCTGGGAAAATCTATTTTATAGTCTTTATATCCTAAGACATCTTTGAGATATTTGTAACCGTCGTAGGTTAATCTCCAACCTCCGGTCTTTTTCTCTCTGGTGTTGAACCAAACAGATTTGTGGAATAGATCGAAATTAACGTTTTCTGATTTGTCACCTAGCTCGTCATACAATTTTCGGCTAAGATCTTTTTTGGTAATCATTCTTTGATAAGTTCGCCGGTGGTAAGTTTGTACACACCGAAGTCTTCACATTGGAATAGTTTGTTTAATTTTTCTGCGAGATTAAAGGCATGACCAGAATTAGAAAAACTAACTTTTTTGTATTTTGGACCTAACTGTTGTGCAACCAAACTTGTGGTTTTTAGGTTAACAGGTTTGCCTTGATAAAAAACAGCCCAGATGGCATCAGCTTCAAGAACCTGTTCGGTCTTGTAGTTTTTCTTGTTAGTAATCTCTAATAATACTTTAGGCTTAGGGCGGCTCATAAGTGCGTTCTCCAAATATACGCACTTATTTATTATAGTTGTACTTAAAACGTTCCGCCGTCCATTGACACTTGTGTATCTGGTTGATTTTGCATAGCGGCTTGTAAGATAGTATCTAATTCACCGCTAATACGTGTCATTACTACAGCAAGACTATTTGCTAACTCGGTGGCCTCTAAAAGGTCTAAAGTGACCACTCTTTGGCCAGATTTGGCCGCAATACGAGCCTTATCGAGATAGTTTTCAATAGGAATTGTGTTTAGTTGTTTCATGGAGTACTCTTACCTATAGTGCTGAGTATTTGACGCATTTCGAGTTCAGTCTTAAATGGTCCTTTGTGTGCGTAACGTTCTAGAGTAATCAATTTTGGACAGAAACTTTTGACCCATCCTTTGCGGAATTTGATCACATAGTAACCTGCACAATACTGACTCTTTGACTTATCGCTCTTTGAATAAATCGGTAATTTTTGCTGTACATCATATACAGGATTATAAGGTTTGCTAGAACAAGGAAATTCATAAATGTTATATTCTTGTTCTTTTACCTTAACTTCGTTGATAATTTTTTCTTTCTTTAATTGTTCTTCAGTAATTGAAATACCGAATAGTGTTTTAAAAACTGCGAGATCCGCAAGGTCAACTTTTTGCCCCTTGCGCATAAACGAATAGCCCTTTTTCTCTTTAGTAAGAGTTCCAAGTTTTTCGCCTTCTACTTCCAACAACCAAAACTTGCCATCAATGATCGGCTTAGTTATTGCATCTATCATGCTCATCTCCTTTATAGTGTGTATCTTGCATTAAGCGGCTCGGCGTAGCTCTGTGCCTGTTCGGAAACTTTTACCAAATCATACTGGCCACAGAATTTAATAAATCTAATACCGACCTGTGATACATTTTTTTCTTTAGCTAATTCTTCTGCAATAGCAGTTTGAATTATCAATTTGATATCTTCTGGTTGACTTGTTAAGTCGCATAGTTGTACATTTCTTAGATAGTCGTCTAAGACACGATGCTCTTTGCCCTCGTGGTCGGTCCAACGTTGCAACATTAGATTGTTCCAGTTATATCCTTTACTGTCTCTGTCTGCGAATGCTTCTCTGAGTCCGACTTTGTTTTTAGTACCTTTTTCGCGTACTCCTGGGAAAGCAGAAAAGATGTTGTCTGACGTGTCTCCACGCATGCACTTTTCGAAGAGGAGCCATTCTGGGTCTGGAGCAGGCTTGGCAACTTTTGTTTTCTTGTCAATAACATGTTTTCCCTTTTCATCAAAATAACCTTCATGTGTAGTAGTAACACCACTAACACCATTATACTGTTTTACGTTAGGTGCTATCAACTGTGCGAAATCGCCATCAGTTGAAATGATAACATGGTTATCATTTGGATGGGCTTGGATCCATCCTGCAATCAAATCATCTGCTTCTAATTGCTTGTGCTGTAATACTGTACAGTTTGTCTTTTCATGTAAAAAGTCTTTAAAGTCATCAAACGTTTCCCAGAAAATTTTATCCTCTTCAGCGTCTTTTGGACTTAGTGCATCACGTGCGACCTGTCTGTTTCTCTTGTATGGCTCGTAATAGTCCTTGCGCCAGCTACGACCTTCGAGTGCGAACACAACATGTTTCCCATCAAAGTCCTTCCATGCTTTGCGTACCGAGTTAAGAATAACATGGAGGCTCATACCAACTTTTTCTGATATGTCTCCACGCACTACGTGACGGGCACGAAAGAACGTGTTTGCTGTGTCTACAATAATATATGTCATTTTAATAAATTTCTGCCTTGCCATTGCCAAGGCTGTTTACGTTAATAAAACCGGCACCTCTACGATCCATGTTGACATTTTCTTCCATAGCAACATCTCTGCAAAGATCTTTGAACCAGGCATCTACAACTTCTTCTTCTGTTTCGCCTATGTAACCGGACTCTCTTAATTTTACTATAAAATACTCGTTCCAGTCAAGTTCAAAAAATCCATTGCGGATATTGTCTTCATTTATATGTGTATTTAATACCGAAACATAGGGCTCTTTTTTGAGCGTGGCGGCATCTTTTGGAGAGAGGCTTTCAGTAACAACTTTAGCGTACTTTTCAGCTTCTTCCTTAGCTATAACATCTTTTGGCTTTCTTCTGAATAAATCAAATAATCCGTCTAGTATCATAATTCCATCCTTTGTATTTTTTTCCTATATTCTACGTTAGTATAGTTAGTAGTAAGAACCCACCGATCTTCGTCACTTAGATTCTCTTGTGTTTTGTGTTGTAACCAGCCTGGAAAGAATAAAACATCGCCTGTTACTGCTGGAACTGGTTGATATTCTTCTAAACTGCCAGGTGTAGTATTCTTGCGTTGTATACTGCGTAGATCAAAATGTGGATCTTTAAATTCAATAAACCCGCCATTTTCTGGAAGTTGTATATATGCGGCAATGCTTAGACTACACATTCCGTGAGCATGCGGGTAAGTAAATCCGCCCTTTTTGTGCAAGTTAACCCAACTGTTGGTAGTCCAGTATGGCATAAAACTTTCTAGCATCAGTTCTCCAAATAAGATTTCTGTAGCTATCTCGTGTTGCCAAACATAAAAATCTTTGAACGCAGGATGTTGATGTGGAGGAGTTTTTTGATTAGTTACTGAGCTCCATGCTTGGCCTATTTCTAATTCAAGTTCTCCGCCCTGATCTGCGCCAGCCATAATCTCTTTAGCCGCGGCTAAATGGATGTCGGTAAACCCGTTATAGTGTGCTTTGAATACTATAGGAGGATACGGATTGATAGCTTCAAATTTCATTTTCTACCTTTTAAATTCCAAATTAGGAATTCATTTTTTTCGATCCAATAATGTTCGACAATAGGTTCGCCAGGACCAGTAATCCATCGTTCACCGTGATAGGCCTGTTTACCCCAAAGAGGTTTATTTGTTAGAAAACACTTTTTTGGTAACCAACATAGTTTAAGTTTCCAATATTGTGCTCTACCGAGTCCGTAATCCTGAGAAGGCGGTGATTGAGATTCCATAGGAATTGGCAATTAGGTGCCCCACTCGTTTTTAAACAAAGGTACTTGCAGTCTATCGCTATAACGCCAGCCTCGCTTCATTGCGGCAATGGCAACGGACTTAGCATTGAGATTATAAACAGACTCAACACCGCCAACAGGCATAATATATACGTGACCTTTAAAGCCTGCCGCTCTGTATTGTTCAACTGCTCGTTCTGCATCTTGAATATCCTCTTCTGTTGCTACTACGAATTTAAGATATGCATGTCCAATATCTTCATAACTTAATACAATTTCTGGTTTAATAGCATCTTCCCATGCTTCGCCACTGCATGGTAATTTAGCACTGATACTGAATGTCAATGCATCTTTTCCACGTCGACCTAATCCGTTACGTGGATTAAGTGTCCAATCTAGCAAGTAATGTCTAAGGTCTGGGCTCAATGGTTGGGTGCCATTAGTTTCAAATGTGATCTCTTTTAAGTTTGGCATCATGTCTAACAATTCTGGATAGCTCTTTTGCCAACCTAACAACGGCTCACCACCTGTAATTACAAGATGTTCTTCTTGCCAATCACCATGTGGAAGGATTTCTTTAATACGTTCTACAATAGCTTCATTAGTAATCAATGGACTTAGATTTTTAAAATCTTTGTGCCAGCTGGCATAGCTATCACAGCCTGTAGATACTAAAGGTAGTTCTTCATATTTGTTATACAAGTGAGCTACAGTAGCAAGTTCATCTGCTTCTGTGCTTAGTTTGCCACGTGGCATACCAAAGCCTTGACATTTAAAATTACATCCAAATGTACGTAAGAAAACAGACGGAACACCCATGTACCGTCCTTCACCTTGTATGCTATAGAATAGTTCTGCTACTTTAATCTTCATCTTCGTCTCTTTCTAAATATGCTGTAACTTGATCTTCTGCGTCTTGTAAAAATTCTGCGTAAACTTCAAATGTAGCAATACCATCTTTGGCCTTGATGTTGAAGGGAATAGTACCTTGTGGTATCCAATTCTCGCCTACATCTCTTTTAATTTCAAAACGCTGTAATCGCTTGACACGATCCATAGTTTCATCAAAAATATCTTTAGCTGTTTTCATCTACACCTCGTAACGTATCTAAAATCACACGCCGTTCTCTATTATACACATTATCTTTAAGGAAGTCAATAAATTCGGCATGTTCCATTTGTTCAGCTTTATTTAGAATATTTTTACAGGCGGTGTAATAATATCTACGTCTGGCCGCTTTGGTAATACCGTGCATATCCTCAACTTTAAATTGGAAAACAGTTTGCAGAGCGTCTGCGGCTTCGCTAGGTTTACCATGCCATTCTACATCACCGTCTTTGGTAATAATCAATACGGCTTTGCCTTGATTATGAAATGAAATACTATTATTTGGTTGTTGCAATCCTAATCCTGATCCTATATTATACCCTGCTTGATAACCTAACGCAGTATTCTGGTATCCTGTATTAATTAGGCTAGATGTATAACCAAATACCACATTGGGATTATATGTAAACTTTAAGGGTTTAGTCTGCTCTATAGTCCGGAGAGCGATAGTTGCCTTTGCCAGGGATCGTGTTGCGGACGCCTCCAACTGGATCCTCGACATCACCTTTTCTACGTGGGATGAGATGTATATGAGGCCACTTGACAGTTTGACCCGCACATTTGCCCCAATTAAGCCCAATATTGAAACCGTCGCATTCTCCGGCTTCCACCAATTTTTGACCTTCTCTAAGCGCATCTTCAAACGCATCTTTCAATACTCCTATTGTATTATACTGTGGCACAAATAACATGTGACCTGGTGTTACAGGATATCCGTCTTTGTAAACTGCTACATGGAAGTCACCACGGACACGTTGTTCCCAAGGTACTTCGACTTCTTCAATATGGTCTGGACCATCAAAAATCTTATCCATCTATTTCCTCTAGTGTTGGTGCATAGTTTCCTAGATGCTGTACTGTAATGCTTGCGGCTTTGTTGGCAAACTTTACGGCATCTTCTATGTTGTTTGTATTTAGGTATTGGTAAGCCTGTAGGGCAAGTTGTTTGGCTCGCTCATTCATTATTTGACTCCAAAATTTGGATAGTATTCCACAACCTGTTTGATAATAACTGAACCATTTGATTCAACACATCGGCACACACGCCCGGTAGAAGGAAATTTCCTACTTACCCAGTCTGGTTG